AGTCTGATATTAATTTCAGCATCTGTCCGTTAGTGTGCATTATGACTGTTGCACTGCCTCCGATGGTTTGTGCTCCGAAAGCATCGAGCGTGTAGAGTTGACTTAACGAAGTCCCATTGTGGACGAAACGATAGATGTTCCCTTTAACGAGTGCAGCATCTGGTAAGTATTCCGTGAAGGAAGCTCCACTAAAGAGGATGACACGATCTCTAGTGAGCAGCGCATCTGTTGCAATAACGGAACGAATGACCTCAGCTTCGCGTGCGTGATAGTAACTTTCCACCTGCTCGAGATTTGAGCTTCCATTGTTGAAAGCCCAGCCTACACAGCGCCAGGAGTGTGAGGGATGGTAGTGCCCTTGCAGGTCCGCTCTGCGATCATGTGGCTTCTTGTCCGAGATGAGTTTGTCTCCGGTCTCAGTGATATAGAAGTAGTAGTAAGTGCTCGCCGCCTCGGTGACGCCACTTTCAAGGTCGAGTGTCATGTCCCAGATATGGAGGTTGTGGTCATTCTTAATGACCGAACCCCAAACGCTAACTTGAGCGCCAGGGAAGCGAGACTTCACCTGGGTGTTAGATTCAGCGAAAAGTTCCACTCGATTAAGGTCATTATAGTCGTCGAAGAATTCGAAACTTCGCGCAGCGACGGTGTTCGAGGTGTCCTGTAAGCATACACCGACGAGCATTGCGTTGGCTGTGCTGAAGCTCGCGACTCCATAGACCTTCCAAGTATTCGCACTGAGGTCAAACCAGAAGTCACCAGTCGAGGGTGAAGTCGGCTCATCGTCACTCCAGACGGGATTGTTATAACTAACCGTGAGGGTGCCGTCCGTTTGGGCAAAAACCCAAGTGAGTTTCATGAGCGTAATAGTGTCGTTGTTTGAGTAAAAGACGCGCGGAATTGGAGCGTCCGTGGAGTCGAAGAAATATCCGCGCTTTACCTTCGTAAGAGAGGTTGAGCTTTTAACAAAAGCGGTGAAGTACTCAGTATCTGCACCATTGTTTAGCTTAAAGGCTGCAAACTTTCCGACGAGGTTCGTGATTTCAGTCCCAGCTGTATCAATGGGAATTTCGCTTCCATCCTCACCTGTGTACTTGGTCCAGTATTGGTCAGCTGCAATAGCATCATTAACCAAACATGTGTTGTTTGATGAGGGAGCGAGCGTGAGGTTAGTGAGAGTGACGTCACTCGAAATGGTGTACTGAGTTCCATCGACGTAGTAGAGAAAATTCGTCGGAGTGCCGTCGAGTTTAATCGTTCGTGCAGCGCCGTTAGGTACCAAGAAGATGGGCTGCTGTGAGGTCGTTCGAACCCGGCCACTTACGAGACGGTTGTTAGTGAGGCCAGTCCCGACGACATTCTCAAGTCCTGCGAGACTGGATGAAGGGCTCGTGTACCAGTAGCTCTCACCTGTAATCTCTTTGATGATAAAACGAAGGCGGGCTAGTTCGCCTGCAAGGGTCGTAGCGAGGGACTCCGTCCCGACCTCACCCGGATCTGTCACGACCTGCATTTGTGTCTGATTCGCAGAGTAATCATCAATGAGCAGGGGCTGCATTGCGAGCAGCACATTGTCAAACTCCGCATTGAGGTCGTCATATTCGACATCCTCGAGACTGACCCAAGTTTTTACGCGCGGTTGTAGTGATCCAGCCATAAGTCCTAACTCCTTAAATTCTCGTTGCCTGTTCCGCACTAAGGCGGAATCCTACCGTAAGTGATGCGAGTGCGAAGTTCTGGTTCGCTCCAGTTCCTCGAATGAGGAAAGAAATTCGCCGCCCCGATCCATGGAGCGGCTTCTGGATTGTCTGCGTCTCCTCCCGCCCGAGTGGATCGGTATCGAGAGTGAAATCATCCAGACCGTCGTCCCTGACGTCCATTAAATAGTTAATCGTTTCAGAGAACTTTCCGTCAATGTAGACGTCGATTTCGATGTCCCAGAGGCCTTGCGGTTTAAACTCTACAGCAAGGAAGTCGAAGAGCTTGGCTTTGTGCGCAATGGGACCCATGTCCCGCATGTCATAGTGTGCGGTCATGAATTCTGCCGTGTAACCACTTCCTCCAACGAGACGATCTTCGCGGTCCATGAGATAGACGTAGCCGTCACTACTTCCGTACATGGGACGTAAGGTCTTCGTCAGGTCCTTACGGAGTGCGAGGCAGTCCGCTTGGTCCTTAGGCCAGAAGGATGGACGCGGATTGTCTTTATTGAAATCTATGACGAAGAGAGTGTTGTTCGTTGTGCGATATGAAGTGCGCGCTGTGAAGAAGACTTGCTTCTTGGCTTCGTAGTAAAGAGCGTGCGTGACGTCGAGACCAGCGAGGGAGATGTTTCTGCGGTAGTAGTTTTCCATCTGAAGCTGACGGAGGATGTCTGCACTTTCGACGTCACCGAATTTATCCGTCGCAGCATAAGAGACAGGGGAGCCTGTCTCGCTCACGCCGATCATGTCATTCATGATTTCAATGAGTGCGTGCGGGGAGGCGAGACCGAAGTTTGAGCTGAGCTTGCGCCAGAACCAGAAGTCCGAATCTTCGTTTTGATCGTCGAGGTAGTAGACGTAGCCACCTTCTTTGAAGACGAAAGCCCGACCTTTGAAGACGTGTCCGCCGACGAGTTTTCCGCCTTCACCGGGGAAGATGTTCCCCGTAATGATGTCGCCGCCTGTGAAGTCCTCGTGATCCCCGGTCTCGCTTGCATAAAAGCGCTGACCCATGAAGGCCCAATGTCTATTCTGATGGATGAAGCCAAACGTAGGGTAGTTCGGTGTGACCCAATCCGCAGCAGGTGAAGCTATGGTCTCAAAGACTGCTTCGTCCCCAGAGAGGACCTTAACCTGTGACATTCCGTCGCTAAAGAAGAAGAGCTTCTTGGGTTCTGATGCAGTTTCGTTTCCGCCTTGGACAAACATACTGCGTGGAGTGAGGGTGCCAAGGCCTGAGTTAATGGCTGTGGCTCCGCTGAAGAGTCTATCTCCGATGTCGTAGTAGATTTTCCCGTCGCTGCAGGCTGCAATCATGCGCTGGGTCACTGTGTCTGGCCACCAATCACAGAGGGCGACGATTCCCGCTGGTAACACTTGAGTGTTGTAACGATACGAACCGGGAGCCTTAGTAACGTATCCCGTCTCAAGTGAAATGTTGTTTGCGCGGATGAGGGCACTCTTTGGCAGTTCTCCTGCCGGCAGATCCGTGAGGATTCCCAGTTGTCCGAGCGGAATAGTGATCGTTTGCCCTGCGTAGGCCATTAGTAGCCATTCCCAAAGTAATTACGGCGGGGTCGGAAGTTATCCAAGCGAGAAATGATCTGTCCGAAGTGCTGCCCCGATCTTACAAGGCTACCCCTGTGCTGCGCAATCATTGCGTTAAGTTTACCTTGGACGAGATTCTGGTAGATGGGGGCACGGTCGTCATTCTTAAGGAGCATGACGTAAAAGGTAGCGGCGTCTTCGAGAATATCGACGTGCTTTCGCGGGACGACGGGAATGCTCCCGGCACTGTCCTTAAGGTCCCTCGGTGCGGGTACGTGATCCACTTCACAGCGCGCTTTATCCTCGACGTAGCGATTGAGACGAATGCGAAGGGTGCCGTCTGGCTTTTCCCCGATCACGCAGAAGGCATCAGGCGTTCCCCCCGTAATCACATGCAGAGAGTGAGCACGCATGAAGGATTCAGGGTCAATTCCGTAGAGAAGACCCTCACAGCCTAAATGCAAGCGGAAGGGCTCCACTAATCTCGCAATACCCCCTTGGATATAAACAGAAACATGAGATAATGCAGCAGCTTCATCAACATCATCAAAGCCGAGGACTTTATGTGCGGAGATGCTCTGGCTAGTGCCGGTTGCAAACAAAGGAAGAAGTGTCGTGGAACCCGCGCCGTCCGAGGTGATGGTGAACTTCTTCGTGAGCGCAGAATAAGTGCAGGTGATCGTTGGCCCGGAGGCCGCCGTCGTCATTTGCGTACCCAGGTGAGTGGCGAGCGCTGAGGGGGTGTAACTTCCCTCCGTGAGTGTCGCAGTGAGGACACTTCCACCTGAGGTCTTTTTAAAGTCTATCTTATTACTGAAAGCGTCGATGACAATGTAATCCGGAGTGAGGTCGTAATCGAGTTTGAAGACCTCGAAGGTCGTGGAGGTCGTAGCCTCGGGATAGGCGGCGTCGAGTTCAAACGCAGTCGCACTCGCAGTGTGTGAGGCAATCCTATAGACGGCCTCACGTCCACTCAACCTTACGTACCAACCCTCAACGGAGTACGCAGGGGCGCTTGAGAAACTACCTGCTTCACTTGCGAGGGTGAGAGTGACGGTGCCAGTGTCGTACTTAGGCTGCAGCTCGAGGACGAGAGGGCGCCGGGCCTTTGCCCAGGGCCACGTCTCATCAATCTGGACTGTTGTGTCCTTGCCGAGGGAGATCGTTCCGCCTGCGCAGAGAGTGAAGTGCACTCTGTTTAATTTATTAAGGAGGTCTGCTTCGTAGGGGGAGTTTCCGTTTGTGACCTCGCCCGCATTAGTCAGGGCAAGGTCCATAATGTCAGCGGTATTTCGGAATTGAGCCAAGTTCTTCTCCTAGAAGGGAGAGTTAGGCTCCCTTGTCCTGTTTCTCGGTCTTCTTTACTGTAGCGGAAGATTTCTCTTTCTCCGCCTTGAGGGCTGCGAGTTCCGCTTTAAGTGCTGCATTTTCGCGGGAGATCTTCTGGTCCTTCGTGAGGGGAGCTTCCCATACGATGTGCGCAGCACCTTCGACGAACTTACCATCTCGGATCTTCTTGCCCTTGACGGTCTTTTCTTCGTATTCCCAGCGACCGATTGGATTATTGTCCCGATCGAAGAGGTTTCCGCTTCCGGCTGGACGCTCCCAGTAGCGTGACTTTTCGCTCGATCCAATCTCTCCGCACACTCTCAGAATGTAGGGTGAGTGGGAGATAATTTCTCCCGTCCGTGGATGTCTCTTCGTTACGAGAAGGTCGAATTTCTGTTTCGGCTGCTCAAGGTCGTCGAAGATTTCTTCATTCTGGCGATTGCGCAAAGTTTGCCTCTCCTGTTGTGTTTCCTCCAGTCTCGCGACCGGAGGTAACTTCGGTCAACTAATAACCCATTACTTCCACTTCGATTGTCTGCGCTGCAATAGCGACAGTCGAGGCCTCACTCAGCGCCGCAGCAGCAAGAGTAGCACCGACAACACCGCCAGTAGTCGCCGCATTGGCTCCATTTAGCGTAATGTTCGTCGCTGTGTTCTTACCTATTGCATTGGTATTTAGCCCGAGCGTCGCATCGTGCGTTTGTCCACCGAGGATCGTAAAGCCGTGATTGTGGGTTTGCGCTGGTGCTTGCCACATCACTAGCTTCGAGGCGGATTGATCGTACATGAAGGAATAACCGGAAGTGCCCTTATCTACGACGACCATCGATTCAACGACAGTCGGACAACCGAGTTTCCCGATGCTGATCGGGATGCCCCCGGCTGGGTAGGTAAGCGCGCCGTTACCGAAGGCAAGTTGCACTCGATTAAGATTGCGACTGTCTCCGGTCTTGCGTGCGTTAACTAGTGTGTAGGTAACGTCGCCTACTGCAAGATCTGCCATTTCATGCCTCCGATTATGCCGACAGGACCATTAGAGAACTATTTGCATAACTCTCTGGATCGGGTTCACAGATTGCGCTGACGACGACTTCGCCTGCGACAGATCCGCCCGTGCCCAGGGTGTGCTTCACTTGGATGACCTGACCGGGAAGGAAACTCACGTTGAGGTCCTTTACGTAAAGGGTCTGACCGAGTGTGCTTACGTCCGGGACGGAGATCGTGTCGATGACTGTTGCAGTACCTCCTGCACCGGGCAGAGTGTACTTCGTCAGTGTTATGACCGGCACCGTGCTGGTCGAAACAGTGTTCAAGATCACAGTTGCTTGCGCTTGACGGATAGTGCAGGGAACAACGCAGATGAATTCGCCATGCGTAGCATTTGCAGCTGCGATGTTGATTGCGGCAAGCGGCTTAGTCGCACTGCCGGAAATTGCGAGATTTGGGGTGAAGAAGTTTAACCAGTTACCTTGTTGAGCATATGACATTGTGAGTTTCTCCTCTAATTAATCAATTATGTTTGGCTTGTCATGTAGACTACGCGAGCTTCTCCGGCGTTAGCCGAGTCACTCCAGATTTGACCGAAACCGTAGATTCCGTACCATGCGACAGACTTCAGGCGACCAAAGTCATGGCCGACGTTGTCTTCGAACTTAAGGTGCGGATCTTCTGCAACTGCCATAGTGACGGGGTCTTCACCGAAGAAGACTGCCTCACCCATGATGTCGCCAGTTCCGAGGCCATCTGCGAGAGCCGAGGTGTGGTTCGTTTCTACGAAGCGGATGTTCTCGATGCGTCCGACCTCACCGTTGAATTTCGCAGCGGGGTCTGTGTATTTCTTCCAGTCAACCCAGGCCGGATCACGCATGAGACCGCGCTTGGCTTGAGTGATGAGGATACAGACGTAATCGTCATCCATGTAGGGAGCGATATTGAGTGTGGAGAACATGTAATCGCGCACGGATTCTACGTGGTACATATTGAGATTTGACGCTGCAGTATTTGAAGCTGCTCCGTCGGTTTCAAATGTAGTAGTGGAGATTCCGGTCGGGATGGCAAGGATCTTTCCAGCCTTGAACTTCGAGGCCGCAGAGATGTCCATGCGCAGCTTCAACTGGTCCTTCAATTTTTTCTGAATGGCATTACCCAGGTCGAAGTGAGCGAAGTCGACCGAGAGTGAAGTGTAGGGAATCGCACGACCACGCTCATCAACTGCGATTGCTTGTGTGCTGATCGAGAGAGAGTCCTCCGGTACGCGCACTCCTTCAGTGAGTACGTCATCGCTAGGCACAGTCACGTTGCTTACGCGAGTAATGGTGACATCTTCGCCCTTTTTCTTTCCGTAGCCTTCTTCGGGCTTAACGAATTGCATGAACTTGGCTTCTTTAATGCTGGCCATGCGAATCTTGGAGCTAAGATCGTGATTCTGATAGACGCCTGAGGGAGCGTCGTTTACCCAACTGTGTTGAGACATTGATGTACCTTCCTTGGTGAAGTCTTTATCCGCTGACTCAATCAGTGAGGCTGCGGGTGTAAAATAAAGGGCTAACGCTTAAAGGCTAACCGCATTTGTGCTGCCATACCAAGAGGTTTTTCGGGCAATTTGGGTGTTACACCCTTTGGCTGCCCACCGCTGGGACTTAGGACCTGCTTTTTGTCGCTGAGTTGGGTGCGTGGCTTTGCGGATTGGATGATTTCGTCATATTCAGCGCGAACTTTCTGCGCCAGGATTGCCTGACCTTTCTTAAGGTCGGTTATTTTTCCGATAACATCCCAGTTCTCCTGCAGGATTCGTTCGGCATCCTTCCTACGAATATCGGGATGCTCACCGAGGAAGTCATTCCAGATTTTCTCCCTCGTCTGCTCCTGTTTAATGATGGCGACGGCTTCATCGCGTGCGCGAGATTGAACTTCCTTCAGCGCTTCTTTGGGGTTTGAGTAAAAGCGCTGTTCAAAATCATCTTCAGGTTCCGCTTCAGGTTGAGCGGGTCCACGTGTTGCCTCAAGAGCTTCACGAACTCCTGTGGCGTGAGCGTCGGTGAGTTCTTTTTCTCTGGCCATTTGTTCGGCCCAGGCGAAGGCTTCCTGTGAGTTCTTAAAGACTTGTCCGTTGATACGCACGGGTTCTTCTGTAGTTGTGTCTCCTTGAGGCGCCTCGGGTGCTTCTTTGGCAGTTTGTGTTTGGCCTTCTGGAGCCTGCGCGCTCGCCGTGACCTCGGGTGCCCCCGGGGGGAGTTCCTCTGCCTGGCCATTCGGGTTTCCACCTTCGCCTGTCGCGGCGGTATGTCTTGCTTCTTCCTTCATTGTACCTAGTTCCTTAAGTAGTTCGGACATTCCTAGACTCCATTTGTTGAAATTCTTGTTGTTTCTGTATGATTTCGCGCTCGAGGTCATTGAGGACGTTGAGTTCTGCGACGATGGTGAGGTTGTCAGTCTTGCCAGCTTTGAAATCCACCATGAGGCGGGCGAGAGCATTCGCCTTGCGGCGTTCGATCATTGGAAGGACGAGGGGTGCGGCCCAGGCGAAGGTTTTTAGTTCTTGTCGTTCGAC